ATGACAACTTGACCGATGAGGAACTAATCCGTTTTGCCGATGGGCATACGGGTTTAATCAAAGTCTTATCTGAAAGGTTGGAGATGCGGTTGCGTGACATGGAGGATTTATCACGCACCATGCCTGACCCCAAACAACTTAACCTATTCGAGGATGACGATGCCTGACATACAAACAGAAATGCAAAAGATATTGCAAGCTTGGGAACAACCCGAAACAACTGAAACAACTAAGGAAACAACAGTGTTTAAACCTACAAACAACGTAACAAAAGAAACCTTTAACTTTATTCGAGACAACTCCGGTTGCGCTCGAAACGATGCAATCCGAATCCTTGTAGCGCAAGGGCATAAGAAATCATCTGTGTCATCTTTGCTTGGACAGATGCTACGCCAAGGGCATATCTACAAGGATAGCGACGGCTTGCTACGCCCCAATGGTAAAGAGTACACACCCATCAAATCTTCTAAGACGCTTGCTAAGCGAGAAGCTAAGGTGAAGAAACCAAAAAGTTATAAGGTTATAACTTCTAAGCCAAGTCAAGAGGCATTGGGTTTAGCTGCATTGGTGAACGAGCCAATAGCTAAAGCGTTCAATCACCAACCTGACATTCGTACAAACATCGACATTATCATGGATACGATTAGCCTCAATGATGCCCACGAGTTGTATCGTCGCTTGCACTTGTACTTCGGTGGCTTGGGTAAATGAGATCAAAAGCCATATTGGAGTTTGATTACCCCGACGATGAGGATGCGTTACTGTTCGCATTGAAGGGGCAAGCTATGTATAAGGCGCTGGCAAGTATCAAGATGGTTATGTCTGCACCTTATACAAAGGCTGAGATGGTCAGCCAAATCAAAACTGTACTCAACGAAATATTTGAGGAGTTGGGTGAATGAAGCCCAATGCTAAACGCATTACGATACCGGTGTCCGAGGGCATTGATAAGATACGAGATCAACTGTCTGCGGATACTGGCATCAAGATGACATACAACCAAGTGCTTGACTACCTGATTCATTTCTATTTAGTACGCACTCAACAACCTGACGCACCACGAACACAATGGAGGAAATTAAAGTGACTTGGCCCTTCCCCCCATTCCCAAACCCCAAGGACAAGGGCAACCGAGTCCCTAAGTTCAACCCTGATAACCACGAGGATGCACCGGTATGCGACAACTAAGCGAAACAACCGCAAGGCAAACCATAGGCATGATGCGCTCAATCGCTAGCCACGTACCAATCAGCCCATTTCATTTGCAAGCAGCCAAAGATATGGAACAATTACTGGAAGAAGTTTTGAAATACCGAAAGGAAAAGAAAGATGAAAAACCCACGCGTAATAATTTACACAAGGGATAACTGCCCGAACTGTGAGATAGCCAAACGTATTCTTTCGACTGCGAACATTGAATACATAGACGTCGACATCATGCTAGGCAACCGATTGCAAAACTTTCTAGCGGAGTATCCTGATGCCCGTCAGATGCCTCAAATTTTTATCAACGACCAACGTGTTGGTGGTGTTGAGGGTCTGAAGGTTGCGTTACGCCAGTTGGGGATACTGCAATGATTAACAGTTATGCGCACAGTGGATTTCTAAAGCCCGATGTTGTAGATGCAAAGGGTTTTGGGTGGAAGGTAGAAACAATCACTAAGTTTGCCGCAAACGAACTAACGCTAGAAACAGGAACAAATTTAACACGGAGAGCTAAAGATATGTCAACAGATTACGAAACCGCAACCAAGATTGCCGATGACGCAAGCAAGATGTTCAAGAAAAGTTACAGCGATTTAATTGAAACAACGGCACAGCTACAAACATCAACTAAAAAAGTATCAGGTGATATTCGCAAATCAGCCGATGATTTAGCGCAAGGGTTACTGAAGGTGCAGAAGCAGGCGGACTTTAACAACCTGACACGATACGTTGAGTTGCTTGAGAGGGCAGCTACTGCCATGACTACGCTAGCTGACCTAGAGAAGGCAGGGAAACTGCAAAAGATTGCGGGTGCGCTGAAATGAAAGTTTTAGATTTAGTAAGGTATGACCCTGATAAAGGATGCTTCGTTATGAAAGACAATACACCCCCGCGTGTGTTCAACCCATGGGAAGAGTTAGCGCAAGTTGACCGCCCTAGCATCTTTCTAAAAGATGTTTACTTCCGTGCCAAAGGTGCGGGAACCCTTGAGAGTGAGAAGGGTCTAGGCTACAAACAATTTGGCACTTACACCAAAGCACGACAACCAAACAAACACGAAAGGTCACCCGAAGATGCCAAGACCAAAGCCCCCTGAGCCATTGATAGGAAGACAGATACGAATGTCTGACAGACAGTGGATTATTTTTAATCAGCTTGGCGGTGCCGAATGGTTACGTACCATCATCACCAAGAAAGCCCCGATGCCCAAGCAGTACTATGACGCACTACTACAGGAGAAACCAAATGATTCAAAGAGCCGATGACACGCAAATTGGCGGGTCGCATTACAAAGACAAAACCATACAGCCATGGGACTACATCATTGCCAACGACCTTGGGTATCTCGAGGGTAACGTGGTGAAGTACATATCCCGTTGGAAAAACAAAAACGGTGTTGAAGACTTGAAGAAAGCCCAACATTACTTATCCAAACTAATTGAGGTGGCAAATGGAAAATAGAATGATAATGCGGGACGCTTGGGGTCGCACGATTGCCGGTGACGGGGGGCACTGCCCTATATGTGATCGGTGGGGCAAGATATACATCCGCAACATTAACAAAACAATGGCACAAGGTTTGGTGTGGCTGAACCATCAAACTGGCGATGAGGACGGTTGGGTAAACGTTCCCGTAAAGGGGCCACAATGGTTGGTGCGATCTAACCAACTGGCTACGTTGCACTGGTGGAACCTTGTGGAACGCAAAAGCAAAGACGACTCACACAAGTCCAAGTTCTCAGGCATCTGGCGTACTACACGGTTAGGTAAAGAATTTGTGGCGGGGCTGATACGTGTCCCACGTAGCGTGTACACATACAACAACACGGTTGTTAAACACGGGGATGAAGAAGTGCTACTCAGTGAATGCCTCGACGAGGGGTTCGATTACAACCAAGTTATGAGTACCAATCTACATGGCAGCAACACCCGAATCTAAAGTAAAAGCCAAGATCAAAGCAATCTTGAAAGCCCACGGAGCTTACTACGCCATGCCTATTGGCACTGGCTACGGCAACAGTGGTGTGCCTGACTTCCTAGTGTGCCACGGTGGTGAGTTTCTTGCCATTGAAGCCAAGGCGGGGAAGGGCGTGCCTACTGCATTGCAATACAAAAACCTAGACGCCATCCTGACCGCAGGGGGCAGGGTGCTAGTCATCAACGAAGATGAACTCAAACGAGGTACCCTCGAAGCCACATTAGATAGGATGTTATGAAAATCGTAACGCTTGACCTTGAGTGCTTCTACTCAACTGAGTATTCCCTGACCAAGATTCCTACCGAGGAGTATGTGCGGTCGCCTCAGTTTGAGATGATTGGCATTGCAATCAAGGTGGACGATGGTGAAACCGTTTGGTATCCCAAACCGCAAGTGGAACGGATACTGAAAGAGTTTGATTGGTCTGATGCGATGGTGGTTGCACAGAACACTGCGTTTGATGGTGCGGTACTTGACTGGCTGTATGGCGTAAAGCCACTGGCTTGGTTGGACACACTTGGTATGTCACGGGCTTTGTTTCCGCATGAGAAGGCGCATGGCTTAGCCAAGCAAGCTGAACGCATGGGTATCGGAGCTAAGGGTGATGAGGTGCTTCATGCCAAGGGCAAGCACTACGCTGACTTCTCACCCGAAGAGTTGGCACGCTACGCTGAGTACTGCATCAACGACACTGAGTTGACGTACAAGCTATTTAACATGTACATGGCGATGGGTTTCCCTAAGCAAGAACTGAAACTGATGGACATGACTCTGCGTATGTTTATTGAGCCTGTGCTTGAGTTGGATAAGAAGTTATTGGTTGACCACTTGGAAGCCGTGAAAGATGCCAAGGAAGCCCTGATGGAATCGGTGCGGGACTTCATGCTCAAAGACGCTGATCCCGAGTACGTACACGCTATCTTTAGCGAAGGTATGGATGGCATCAAGAAGCTACTAATGTCTAATGACAAGTTCTCTAAGGTACTCGAGAACTACGGTGTTGTACCGCCCACAAAGGTAAGCCTGCGCACTGGCAAGACGGCATGGGCATTTGCCAAAACCGATGAAGAATTTAAAGCACTAGAGGAGCATCCTGATGAACGAGTACAAATGCTTGTCGCAGCCCGCCTTGGAAACAAGACGACAATTGAAGAGACTCGCACTGAGCGCTTTATCGGTATGTCTACTCGAGGCAGGTTTCCTGTACCTCTACGTTACTACGGGGCACACTCTGGTCGTTGGTCTGGTCAAGACTCTGTAAACCTGCAGAACCTACCGTCACGCGGTGACAACGCAGGCAAGATCAAGAAGGCTATCAAGGCTCCGGCAGGGCATGTGGTCATTGACTGCGACTCAGCGCAGATTGAGGCACGTACCTTGGCTTGGTTAGCAGGTCAGCATGACTTGGTGCAGGCGTTTGAGGATAAACAAGACGTTTACCGCCTCATGGCTAGCCAGATTTACCAGATACCGCCCGAGCATGTGACGACCGGCCCCGCCAGTCAGCGTCAGGTGGGCAAGACCGTGGTGCTTGGTGCAGGCTATGGCGTTGGACCAAACAAGTTACAGATATTCTTAAAGACACAGGCGGGGGTTGAGGTGACGCTTGACGAGGCAAAACGCATCATCCACGCATACAGGACAACGTACTACAAGATACCCGAGTTGTGGCACAAAGCTGATGAAGCGCTGATAGCGTTGCGTACAGGCAACGGTTTTCAAGTGGACGAGCAAGGCTTGATTAGAGCCGTACCGAAGAGCGGGTTAACCCTACCTAGTGGGCTACATATCCAGTACCCCGGCTTGGGTGAGGTGTTAGATGAGAAGACCGGCAAGACTCAGCTACGCTATTTCTCTAAGGGAATACCCGTGTATATCTACGGGGGTAAGGTAGTCGAGAACCTGTGTCAAGCCGTAGCAAGGCAGGTCGTGGCGGAGCAGATGCTCAAAATCGGCAAGAAGTACAAAGTGGTGTTGACAGTCCATGATGCCGTGGCTTGCATTGCACCGATTGAGGAAAAAGATGAAGCAAAACAATATGTTGAGGAGTGTATGTCATGGCGACCAAAGTGGGCACAAACTCTGCCGTTAGCCTGCGAGTCAGGCGTAGGGGCTTCCTATGGGGACTGTTGATTGGTACACTAGGGCTTGCAAAAACAAACCCAGTTCTTTCCATGACGCTAGCACACTCCTACTCAGGCATCAAAGACTACGAAGGCTGTCCACGCAGATACCACGAAGTCAAGATACTAAAAAAGTTTAAATCTAAAGACACTGAAGCAACCATGTACGGCACTGCCGTACACAAAGCATTTGAAGAATACATCCGTGATAAGACACCACTTCCAGCGAGTTATGCGAATTACAAACCATTCGTGGAACCCCTCGCCAACTTCCAAGGCGACGTCCGTTGCGAGGAAAAACTTGGCATCCGTGCAGACTTCACACCCTGTGGATTCTTTGACAAAGATGTATGGTTCCGAGGTATACCCGACTATCTTGCAATCAACCACGACAAAGGAATTGCAAGGGTAGCCGACTATAAGACTGGCAAGTCAAGCCGGTACGCAGACAGCGCTCAATTAGAACTAATGGCAGCTATGGTGATGATTCACCATCCCAACGTAAATACCGTCAAGGGGGCACTGTTGTTCGTTGTAGTTGGCGATGTGATTAAGTCTGAGTACACTCGTAAACAATTGCCTGAAATCCTGTCTAAATGGGCTGGCAGGGCTAGTGCAATCGAAGCAGCGGTAGTGCATGGGGTATGGAATCCCAAAAGCTCTGCCCTATGCAAATTCTGCCCAGTTACTACTTGTGAGAACCACAATGGCCACTAAACGAAACTATAAGCAAGAATACGAACGGTATCAGGGTACGCCTAAACAGTTGGCTGCCCAATCCGAAAGACACAAAGCTAGACGGGCATACGAGAAGGAGCATGGCACTCTGCCTGACACCGTAGACGTAGACCATAAGAAGGCTATGTCCAAAGGCGGTACGTCTAAACTAAGCAATCTACGTGCCTCACCGCAGTCTGAAAACACAAGCTTTTCCCGTACCAAAACTGGTGCGCTGAAGTCACAAATTTCTAAGCGAGAGCGTAAAAAATAATGTAAGATGAAATCACTTAGCGGTTGCCACTTCTAAGTTGTTTCATTTGGTTCTCCTCCCAGTAATGGGTTTGCCCAGTAGCA